TGATATGGTACCTATTAAATCAAATACATGTAGTCGATATTGCCCAGCTGTTACTAATGCTTGTATTGATCTAATTCTTACAGTTCCTGTTTGTATACCACCACTATTTAATAATTGAACTATATTAAAGTTTTCAATTTCAGGTAAATCTGTAACACCACTCACATCAATATAGTTATTATGTGAAACTTCAGTTACAGTATCAGCGGCTAAATCAGCATCTCTTGCTCTTTTAAGATCAACGTTTGTTGTATTAAGAGTTTGAATTTCATAACCTCTTACATAAGCTTTCGAAGGTTCAATACCAATAGTTAATTTGGTTGTATCTCCACCAACATTATCTTTAATTTGTGCAGGGAATGGATTAACTGTATAATTACCAGACTCATCAAATGTTCTTCTCGCCAATGTATCTTCAAGAATAGCATAATCAGAAACTCTTGCATGTTTAACAATATCACCACTTACTAATCTAGCGAGTAATACAAAGTTACCTATATTGGCATTGTTTGCCTGTTTAGTTAATGTTGTTGTAATAGAATATCTATGAGCACCTGGAGCAGATTCATTAGGTGAACCTGCCGCGTTATCATTTAATGTTGCATCATCACCTGAAGAAACAATAGACTCAGTAATCTTTAAACCAACATCATATGATACATCCGTTGTATATTTAGAAAGTATAATGGTTGATTTCTTAACAATAGTGAAATGTTTCTTAATGTAATAAATACCATCATCAACTGATACAAGAGAACCATAACCACTTGACGCAACTGTTGCTGTTAATGTTGTGGTATCTGCTAATGTAGTACCATCAACGAACTTATCACCTGATGTATAATTAATCCATAGTGTTACTGGATCAGTATCAGTAGCTGCCTCGGCGTGTACTACTTTTGCTTTATTGGTACCAGATATAAATTCAACACCAATAAGTTCTGACATATTAGTAGTATTAACTGCAGATAACTTAAGGTAATCAATCTTATTATATATTGATACACCACCTGGTATTACAATAGATCCTTCTTTAAACATATGATCACCAATAGATGATACTTGGTTTTGAAGCATTGATTGCATTTGAGTTAATTCTCTTGCCTGCACCGCATGGCCAGGACGGAATAACATCTTATTGTATTTTTCTTTTGGAGTTAATCCGTCCGCTGTTGGGGTATTATAATCATCCCAATATGGTTCAATGTTAAACTTAATTGCCATTTCTTTTTCCTAATTTAAAATGCGATAACTAATCTGATAGTTTCAATTTGATCTACGCCTCTACTAACTGAAGTTCTATTTTCCAAAAACATAACATCACCAGAATATTGTGTAATCCCAGCAACATTAACTGCAGTACAATCAACACCACCACCCGTATCACCTACAACTCTAATATTATCATCATCGGTAAAGTTAACAAAACCTGTATCTTCATTTTGTATAAAATAAATAATACCATTGGTTGCATCATATTCAATTACCATAGCCTTTGCAGAAGTACTTGTGCCTTCAATCATAGCATCAGCAGCAAATGAGCCACCGGTTGCAACCGATAATGATTTAGTTGTTGTATAAGCATTATTAGCCGCAGTAGTAGATGTTGCTGCGTCAATTGGATTTCTAATTAAAGCTATTTGTCTAAAATCATTTGTGGCAGGAATATCACCATTCTCATCACCATTAAATACTTTGTTAATAGTTACATAATGAGATCTTAAATCATTTCGTGGGTCTTTACCAAAACCACCTGTTGGTCCAATGACCGGTCTTAATGAACCACCAGAACCAGCACCACCTGTAACGGTAATAACTGCTTTAGTGTAACCTGTACCAACCGCAGTCATATCAATATCAGTAATAATACCACCAGTTACTATCGCTGTTGCAGTAGCACCTGTACCATTACCTGACACTGTTACAGTAGGAGCAGAAGTATAACCTGTACCACCAGAAACAATTTTAATATTATAAATGGCACCATCAATAGCATTATCTTGTACAGACCATTGATTAATTAATGCTGTATCTGCACCAGGAGCAGGTGCCGCTGTTATATATTGTACCGGAATAAATGAAGCAGTAAGAAATTTAGAACCTGTATCAACTGGAATCGTATACATATATTTCCATATATAACCATCAGTTGAAGCATGATCAATAACACCCGCTGTTGTTACACCGGCAATATCAGGGTTGGTAGTAGACACACCACCTGATTTAAGACACATAAATACATTGTTATTATCTGATACTACAAAGTAATTCTTTCCTTCTAGGTTAATATCTCTATCATCATATTCTGCATATGAAACACCAGAAACCCATAGAGTTCTTGGTGATGAATAAATAATATCCACTGATTCACATTTTTTCATGGCAAACATATTTTCCCATAAAGTATTTGTTGTATAATCATTTTCGTATGGATTATCAGGTGTTGTATCATCCGTCCATGCATTTGATCTACCTAAACCCATATAAAATGTGTTTGATGTTAGACTGTCAACAAATTTTTCAGTTGTATCTAATCTAAATTTACTTGTTATAATTGCTGACATTTATTGTCTCTCCGTTATGTTTGTATTGTACACTCAGTTGAAGTATACGATATATCTGTTGCAGGATCATTAGGGGTGCAAGACCAAATTCTTGCACCTAACTGTAATCCTATATTGTTATTTATAACATCTTCTATGGTATATGCACCATATTCTAGTATTGGTCTCCAATTCCAGAATTTAACATTCTCCAAATGATTCCACATACCTATTCTGGAATTAGATCTTACATATTGTAATTCTTTCTCAACATAAGTACCTAATTCATTTACACTCGGTGGCATATAAACAGGTGATACATTGATATTTAATGGTAGCCCTGAGCCTTGTCTACCAGGTTGAATATTTAAATTGGATGCAATTATCTTAATAAAGATAAGAATCTCACCAAAGAATATAAATCCAGCAGGGTGAATTAATCTAGTAAATGCATTCTTCCAATCATTAATATTTTTACCAGTCTTAAGTACATAAGAAAACTTCTGATAGAAATAAGAATCTTGAATATATTTCTTATCAGATAAGAAACCATCAACGGTAGTAAATAAACCTTTAGGATATACTTTAACTACATCACCTATTGCTAATTCATTGGTAAATATAAGAGAGTATTTCATCTCATTATCACCTGCATCATAATAAACTGTTTCTTTATAGTCACCATTTGATGCATAAACATCATTAATAAATACTATATCATCATTAAACTTAGGAGCAAACCCTTGGTCTGAATCCATATTAATAATAAATGTTTTTGCTACTAATGTCCAAGTATATGTTGGAGTATAATCAGTATGATTAGCAATAATATCTGCTTTTTGTTCAAACCATTTGCCATCAGAAGGGATTAACATATCCACTCTTGGGAAATAAATATCTACTTCATCATCATAAATTAATTTAAAGAAAGCTTTAATAGATTCTGGTGTTCCTCTTGAACGATAAAATTCTACAAGGTGTTTATAAAATAATCTTGGGTCAGCAGCAAAATCTCTAGGTATTGGTGCGCCAATTTCATTTTGTAATTCTGTTAATAAATGTTCTTCGATTAAATCAATATCACGTTGATGATCAATTTGATTTAGATAAAATGCAGATTTATTTACCCTTTCAAGATATAAAGCATATACCTTAATGAATTCAATTAACTCAGGATAGTCCTGATTAATATGATCAGGTACTAAATCATCTACAAATGATGATATATTAATCGCCATTAGTTACTTACCGTTGTATAATCAATACCAGCCGTTGTACCACCGGTTACCATTGTATCAATAGTACCTTGAATTATAGCTGATTGAAAATTAATACTTAATAATTCATTTCTCATAGGAGATATATCTGACGATGCAGGTTTAGTAATAATCTTAAGATAATCATGAACTCCTACAGTTGAATCAGGGGCAAATCCTTCTAAAACTACTTCGCCTGTATTATAATTTACATACCCAACATTAGGATTTAATATAGTACCTGTGGCACCAATGATTTGAATAATATTTTTATTTTCTTCAGTGTCTAAATAATCTTTTAATCTACATGCTTCAGCTCTATAAGTAAATTCAGTAGATGTTACATATTGAGTTTTACCAGATAAATATGCAATGGGTTGATTAAAATTAAATGTATATAATTTTTCAACACCTAAATCAGGTGTGAATTTCTTAGACATTTCAATTCTCATAATCGTTGAAATAACAGCAACACTTGAATTATCAACATCTTGTAATAAATTTGAATTTCTAAACACGCCACCAAAAGCCTTTAAATTATTATTATCATATGATTCTATTGTTGTTCTAATACCAGCGGATAATCCTGATTCATCGATATTAGCAACATTAGGGTTGTATTTAAAATAAACTTCTAAGTCAATATATGTATAATCTGGATCAACAAGAATAGGAGTAATTGATACTACGTTTTTTGGTTTAAGAATATTACCAATAATAATTTCCTTTTCAATATCTGTTAATACTTCTCTTGCCTTAGGTTTAATTGATACATATACTTTACCATAGTCAGGTGGTATATTATCTTCACCACCCCAAACAGTTAATGTATCAATATCACCCCAAGAGTTTTGAATAATACCTTTATAATCATCTGGTGTTACAGCTCTATTTTGTGCTGTAAATGCAAGTGGCGCCGAGAATCTAATAGAATCCATTGACTCGGCAGGAGCACCACCAGATGCAACTTGTATTGTATCAATAATAACATTAGTATTACCACCAATAGTATCATTTAATGAGAATTGTGAAGCTCCATTAATATCATTACCGCCTACCACTAGATAATTAATCTTAATAATATTACCTGATTCTAATTTCTTACCGATAATACCATCACCAAATCTTATTTCATAAAAACCTTCTCTACTTTCCTCAAGAAAGAATACATTACTATTTGCTCCAATGTTGGTAATATTAGATGATTTTGTATATGCTATAAAATCAGTTGATGTTATTGATTTATATATTTCTACCTTTAGTGAATCGGTATTAACATTATCACTTGATAAAATATATCTATCAAATCCAGTATCATCATATGCATATTGTCTATTAACTAAGGCGCCTTGCTGAAGAATAGTATTTGAAAACTTATACAACCCATCAGCATTAATAGTAGTTGTCATTGAATTTTTACTAATTAGATTAAATATGCCACCATCAATTGCTGTTGAAAATATAGTACCTCGATCCATAGTTAATGGAGCACCAGCTACTAATCCAGTAGGACTAACTAAGGTTATATCCACAACAGCCGTTGAAGGATTTGTAGATCTAGGGGTATACCCCAATAACTTAGCATGTGATACAACACTTTGTCTTAATTGTGCAGTATCTAGAAATGTTTCATTCAACGCAAAATTAGCATTGATTGAATTAATATGTGTAATATATGAAAGAACATCAATTATCGTATTCATTGCCGAACCTTCAAAGTTATAATCCTGGAAGGCGCCAGGTTGTTCTTTCATATAAGTAATTAGATTAGATTTTAATGTATTAAAATCTAATTCTGAAGCATTAATTCTTCTTTGTTGTGCCATTATCTTAATCTCTCTATTGAAGTGTCTATATTAACTATTGATGATGTGGATATAATTTTAACAACTACTGTTATACTAATTCTATTTTGATCATCAATAGTATTAACTTTTACATTTAAAATTTCTACTCTTGGCTCAAAATTAGTAATTGCTTCTTTAATATCATTAACTAATGCAGTGACGGTTACAGAATTAATATTTTCAAATAAATATAGTCTTAAGTTAGCACCAAAATATGGTTGAAATAGTTTTTCACCATGATTAGTCTTAAGAATATTTAATACGCTTTGTTTAACAGCATTAATTTCTGTCTTAGTTCCTAAATCACCTGTATTAGGATTAGACTTAAATAAAAAATCTAAGTCACTATAATTAACTAATCTTGAAGTTGTTATTGCCATTAAACTATTTATATCCTTTATCCGCCAATATTTACATTACCTGAACCACCGGTCATTGCACCATCATCGGTGGAATCACCAACTCTAGCTGCTTTTTTACCGTGTATTCTTACTGTACTAGACCCTACATTAACCACAGCAGTATGAATAGGACAAAATGGAAGGCCTTCAGTGTGTGGTACTGTACTATCACCTTTACGTGCCGCCAATTTACCATTAATTCTAACTTTACTTTGACCTGGAATATCTAAAGTTGTTATTGATGTACAATAATGGCCAGTATCCAACTCATCTCCTTCTCTACATGCTGCGGGAGTACTCATTATGTATCTGGATTAAGATCAATAGTTGGAGCTTTAAGAATCATAGCACCTTCACTTTCACAAGTGTATGTACCTTTTACTAAAGTATCCATATCACCACCAACATCTAAGTCAACATCACCACCAACATCAATATTAGCATTACCTTTAATATCTACCTTAGCATCATTTAATACAGTTAAATCAACGTGCCCATCAATTAATCCGGTTAAGGTTCCTTCGATATGTATATCAACATTACCACCAGGTATTGCTAATAATATTTTTTCAGCATTACTTTGATCATCATTGGTCCAAAATTTATATACCCAATTACCATTTATTAATTCAATAGTTTCAGGTCGCCAATTATCTAATATTTCCTGTAATGCCTCAGGCACACCTTCATCAGCGAGAAATCCATCACCTGTATATAATGGTAATTCATCTAATTCTCTAGGATACCATAGTTGTTCTGCTTCTAATTTAGTAAAACCTTCCATACCAGCAGTCGTATCGTGTATAGCAACACCATCATCATCATATGTAATATGATCTTCTTTATTTGGTCCTACTCTAAGAGCAATGTTACCTCGTATTTCACCATTAACATCACCTTGTGCTAAAAATTCTACATTCTTTCCAACATGTGCTGTTATATTACCAGCGACCGATAAATTAACATCCTCAGATACAATGATATTAACATTACCTTTAACTTCTATTGTATCATCACCTAATATTAATTCATAGTTATCCGCAACAACTCTTTCGATTTTACTACCACCAGGTTGTACTTCATAATAAGTACCAGAATTATGTCTTTCTCTAATTCTAGTAGAGCCTGGTGTATCATCATATTCTTTAAGATGACCGGACTCCGATTCATATACATGATTATATGGATATTGAGGAGCATAAGCAGACCTTGGTTGATATACACCTTGAACCTCATAATCATTTGGATCTGGTCTACCTCTTGCCCTTAAATTATTATCTTCTTCGTCTAATTGTCTTGGGTATTGTCCAGTTGCATCACAGAAACCTTCAC